ATGTAATAACTTCTTGAAAATCATCAGTTTCTAATAAGTTGACATCATCGCATTCATCTAAATGATTATAGCCGTCCGAATTTGTAACCATAAAACGAGGCGCTAATTTATCGGTATAACCATAAATGTTTTTAGAATTTTGAGCGCGAATTTTTTTGCAATGGCTATCAACCCAAATGTGCAAGCCGTTTACTTGAAAGCTTGCCAATTCGTCATTATTATAGCTAGTACACGCCCAATCATTAGGGATTTTTAAATCATCGGTATAATTATCAAATCTCATAGCGTTGCTTTCCTATCTATAATCATACCATCAACAAAATCTAAAGTTTCACCTTTAGGCGTATCAACAAACCAATCATAATTTTTTTGATATACACCAAAATCTAAATCAAATTGGTTGCTTGTTTGGTTCATTTTGCGCTTGGTGGTTACAGTCTCATAACCGCCGCTACGCAATTGAATGCAATTTTCATCCCAAAATACAATTGTAGTATTAACGTAAACAACTTGACCCTTGCTTTTATTCCCTTGGAAAGTTGTTCTATAATTACTTAATTTATCCATTCTTGGCATTGTTTATTTCTCCTTTTTCAACAATATCTTTAATTTATACATATTATGCATATAGTCAATATATTTAAAACATATATAATATTTGACAGTAATTAAATAAAACTGTAAAAAGGTAAGTATAGGAAAAGGAGAATAAAAAATGACTAATTCAAAACTAAAACGCATTAAGCGCCGCCGCCAGATTAGAAACGAAATATTGTTAATGGGTTTGTATGACTTTGCAACTCTGGCGCTTATGGTTGCATCAATGGTTGCAACTGTCTTTATTATTGGGGGTCACTTATCATGATAAAAGATAAAGAATTAAAAATGACAACCAAAGAAGTTGTAAATTGGTTTGGTAATCGCGGCTTTTGTTTAGAGAAGTTTAGCGGTTTAAAATATAAAGCCGTTACTAAGCAAGGTGAACATCAAAATGAAAATTGGCTATTTATACTTGATGATTGTTTTGAATATGAAGGTAGCGACGAAATTGAAGCTTACTTTTTAGATAGTGATTATTGCGAACCATATGACGCATATGATGCAAAAGGTTTTGATTGGTCAATTGATAACTTAATTAATAAAGTTGAAGGGTATGCATAAAATGGATAATGAAACAAAATTTATTGAATTTTTACAAGCCGCCAGAAAGCCAAATGATAAAGACTGTTTGGCGTCTGATTTTTTAAGACACATAATAAAAGAGCCGCAATTTTACGCGGCTTTTGAACATTACACATATCAAATGATTAGACGCGGAAGGGATTTTTGCTCGCCTTGGATGGTTGCAAATCGTGTCAGATGGGAAAGCCATTTAAAAACAGATGAAAAATATAAAGTGCGTAATGATTATATTGCACTTTATGCAAGGTTATTTATGGCGCGTAATATTCAACACCATAGTTTTTTTAAAACTAAACCTATGAAAAGGATAAAGGGATTATGATTGATAAGCTTTTAGAAATTCATGAAGATCAAAAAGATTATGTTGAAAGCTTACATTATAATTTAAACTTTATAATTGGAGAATTGGAGCACTTGCAAAGAATATCCAACCCTTCAAGTTTTCAAAAGATGGTTTTGAGCCAAAGAGAATTAAATGCAATTAAAGTTGCAAAGAATAAATTATTAGAAATTTGGAGGGCGTAAAATGTCAAAAGAAAAAAAGCAAATGGTTGAATTGTCATATGAAGAATTTAAAAGCCATGAAGCAAGAAAAGAATTTTATGAAGATCGTGAAAACGATATGCAAGAAAATGAAACTCTATTGCAATCAATGACAAGTGACCAAAGGAAAGCAATTGAAGACACAATTGAAAACTTACAAGATGCTTTGCTAATGATAACTGAATGCAATGATTTATATTTAACTCAAATAAGCAAATTGCATGAAAGCTTTCACGCAATGCAAAGTAATTTTAGGGTGAAGCAATGATTAGTGGTGGTTATGATGATAGGTGTTTAGATGTGGTTTGGGATGCTTTGCACGAATGGCAATTGGTTGCACTAAACAGATTAAGCCAAGAAAAGCATGATGAAAAATGGGATGATATATGTTTAGCAATGGCTTGGATTGAAGGAGAATTGCCAGAAGTAAATTATATTGGAACATATAACAAGAAAGGTTGAATTATGACTGTAAACGAATTTTCCTCTTTATGTGGAAAATATAATATAGAGCCAAGTATTGCATTGGAAAACGAAAAACTTAAACAACGCTTACGCCTATTAAAACTTGGAGATGATATTTTAAATACTAGGCAATTAGAAATAGAAAGGATGTTAAGGGAAGAATTCTAATAAACATATAATGCCAAGACTAGCCGCCTTTATGGTGGCTTTTCTTTTGTCTTATTCACTTATTCGGACAATAGCCAAATATTATTACATATATTTAACTCTGTTAAATATATGTAATAATATGAGCTTGTAAAGGATTTGCGTAAAATTAATTAAAAAGGAATTATAATTAATTAAACATAAGCCCTCTTTGGTGGCTAATCTATTGATTAATATTGTTTAGCATTTGTTAAGCATTGTTAAGCAAAAGAGCGAATGCAAGAGCAGGAAAAATCAATGTCTATATATGGCTGCCTATTATTGGTAGGGATTATTTAAGGTGTATTAAATGTGCAAAAACAGAGACACCGACGACCACACGCGAGCGCGTGCGCGTAATTCATTTGATAAATATTGTCAATATATTGCAAAAAATAGTAGGGTAGGGTGGTACTTGAATACCCCAAACGATATACATAATGGCCGATAATATATATTATGTTAACTTTGAGATTATTTCTATTCGGATTTTTTTGACCCCCCCGCCCAATAAAATATAGGGGGTAGCCCTGTTTTGCACCTTTTCACATACCGAATTGCCCCCCTGCCCCCCCCCTTGCATTACAACCCCATATTAGCGTAAAATTTAAAAAAAATGGAGTTGAGCAAATGGCAGGTAAGCCGTTAAAGAAGCGTATATTAGATGAAATCAAACAAAAGGGTGGTGCAGATTATCTTTTTGAGCAGATAGCGTCTGGCAAAACTATGACGCAGTTGGCCAAGCAGTATGGCTGCAATAGGCAATATTTTAGCACATCGATAAATACTATACCTGATTATGCAAAGGCATTGGTAAGAGCCAGGCAGGAAGCGGCAGATGCTTTGGTCGAGCAAGGTTTGGAAATGGTTGACGATTTGGACGGGAGCAGTAGCAATAGTGAAATATCAGCTACACGCGAAAAAGTGCAATGGCGTAAATTTATGGCGGGCTCGTATAACCAGGAGAGATACGGCAATAGACCCCAGACAAATGTAAATATTTCTATTGGCGATATGCACCTTGATGCTTTACGCAAAGTTAATTCCGATGTGGCGGCAAATAAAACAAAGACGATTGATGCGGATTATGAGGATGTAACCGATGAGTGAGAATCCGTTAACAGAGTTTGTAATGCGATATAGGGACAATCCTGTATTATTTGTTAAAGAAGTGCTTGGCGCTACGCCATATGATTACCAGGCAGAGTTTCTTAATGCTATTGCTAATGGTGAACGTAAAATGTCAGTGCGTTCTGGACACGGCACTGGTAAGTCAACATCTGCATCCTGGGCAATGTTATGGTACGTTTTATTACGCTTCCCTAATAAAATTGTTGTTACTGCGCCAACTTCTAGTCAGTTGTTTGATGCATTGTTTGCCGAGCTCAAGCGTTGGGTAAATGAATTACCCCCACATTTACATCAATTGTTAATTGTAAAGTCAGATCGTGTTGAATTATCATCGGCAGCGTCAGAGGCGTTTATCTCCGCTAGAACTTCTCGCGCTGAAACGCCAGAAGCCCTAGCTGGTGTGCACTCAGAAAATGTTTTGTTAGTTGTAGATGAGGCGTCGGGTGTGCCAGAAAAAGTGTTTGAAGCTGCGGCAGGGTCAATGTCTGGCCACAGCGCAACGACAATTTTGCTATCTAACCCTACACGATCATCAGGTACATTTTACGAAAGCCAAACACGTATGGCAAAATCCTGGTGGACGCGGCGTTGGTCATGTATTGATAGCCCGCTTGTTTCTGATGAATTTGTTGATGAAATGCGTGAAAGATACGGAGAAGACAGCAATGCTTTTCGAATTCGTGTTTTAGGCGAGTTTCCGTTAGCTGATGATGATACGATTATTCCGTTTCATATAGCAGAAAGCGCAATACATAGAGATATTGAGATTACACCTGATATAAAGCCAATTTGGGGCTTAGATGTTGCTCGGTTTGGTACAGATAAGACTGCATTGTGTAAAAGATACGGCAATGTTGTTACAGAAATCCGAGCCTGGCAAGGGCTTGATCTTATGCAAACTGTTGGTCGTGTCATGGCAGAATACGAAAGTTTATCGCCAAGCGTGCGCCCAAGTGAAATACTCGTTGATAGTATTGGTGTTGGCGGGGGTGTTGTAGATAGATTACGTGAATTGGGCGCACCAGTGCGCGGTGTTAATGTAAGTG